GGCTTTGAGTATGTAGAGGATGAAACCTATACAAGTGTCACGGAGGATACTCCAGAGGATGATGATGATAATGTCCCCTTCTAGTCTTGACCCCGTTGGCCTGAAGCATGGCTTCCGGTCTGGGCTTGAGGATAAGATTGCAAAGGACTTAAAGGCAAAAGATGTAGCTTATGCTTATGAGGAGACTATCATTAACTATGATAAACCTGCTAGTAAGCATAAGTATCACCCTGATTTCACTTTCAGTCACCTCCCGTTTATTCTGGAGACTAAAGGACGCTTCTTAACTGCTGATAGACAAAAGCATTTATTGATTAAGGAGCAGCATCCTCATTTAGATATCAGATTCCTATTCTCTAACAGTAAAACACGGTTAAGCAAGATAAGCAAAACTACGTATGCCGATTGGTGTCGTAAGCATGGCTTCAAGTTTGCCGATAAAGTAATCCCTGAAGCATGGTTAAAGGAGACAGCGAATGTCTAGGTTAGTAGTAATAAAGCCTTCTTCCCCTATTGAGAGAGGCTTAGATTTAATAAAGAGTGAAAATTGGATTGGCCTAGAGGAGTCTGGAAGGACTCTTGTAGATGGTATCTCCCTTGATAAACAGTATGTCCATAAGTTAATCCAAGAATTACAGGAGTATATGAAAAATGGCGTTGAGTGATATTGACGAGGTATCTTTTAAGAATACTTCAATAGTGCGAGAAGAAACACCGGGGGTTTTCGGTCTAGAAATAGCACAGGTTGATAAAGTGATTTGTGACTTCTTAAGTGTGGAAGAAAAAGAAGGTTATTTAGGGTCTGTTTATTTAAGCACTATAGGAAGAGCCGATGCTGTAGTTATAGATGCTAATGATATCCCAAAAGTAATAGAGTACCTGCACGGTGTCTTAAAGGAGTATAATGAAACTAAGAACTAGCACTAAGTATGTTGTAGTGCATTGTTCAGCTACTCCTGCCAACATGCCTGTCAATGCGGCTTTAATAGATAAGTGGCATAGACAGAGAGGATGGTTAAAGATAGGCTATCACTTTGTAATTAAACGTGATGGTTCTATTGAAGAAGGTAGGAAAGTAGATGAAATTGGGGCGCATGTTGAAGGCTTTAATAGTCAATCTGTAGGTGTATGCATGGCAGGTGGGTGTGTGAATGTTAAAGGTAAATTATTGCCTGAAAATAACTTCACACCTGAACAGTTTGATAGCCTAAAGATGCTTCTAGTCCACCTTAAAGCTACCTATAAAGGCTCTAAGATTGTGGGCCATAGGGAGCTAGACAACAAGAAAGATTGTCCAAGCTTTGATGTACAACAATGGTTAATTCAGGAGAAGGTTTAAGATGGGAGAGCAGAAGAATGTGGTTGTTGAAACCATAAGAGAGGAAACAGATTGTTATTTTGGATTAAAGACAACGGTGCGTAATGGTGTGCAATCACCAATGGTTATAACAGAGTTTGATTCTTATTCTGGTTATGGAGAATCCATAGTTATTCACCCTGAAGATGCTCCTAAGCTACTTAAGATTATCAAAAAGTTTATTAAGGATTCTAAAAATGCAGGAAAAGAAACCAACACAGCAGGAACTAGTACTCCAACACTTCCGCAAGACACCAACGATAACGCCCCTGCAATCACTGGGTCTCTATAATATCTTCAGGTTAGCTGCGGTAATCCATGAACTACGCAAGCAAGACCATAAAATCTCAATGAAGATTAAGACAGCACCTAATGATAGGCCATACGCTGAGTACAAGTATCATGGTGTTGTTACATATAGGAGAACAGCATAATGTCCAATAGCCGATGTGTGGGGCATGAACCTTGTCCTGCATGTGGCAGTAAGGACAACTTAGCTAGATACGAGGGGGGTTCTGCCTATTGTTTTGGTTGTCAGTATTATGAACGTGATACGAGCGATGATAGCCACAGCATGATTGATTATAAAAACAATAAAGGAACTAAGACAATGGCAGAATTTCTACAAGGAACTTTTCAGGCTATAGCACCACGTAAGCTATCTGAAGAAACCTGTAGACGCTTCGGGTATTCTGTAGGTGAATACAAAGGGAAGAAGTGCCACATAGCCAACTTCTACCAAGACAACCAGCTTGTTGGGCAGAAGCTCAGGTTCCGCGATAAGTCCTTCCAAATTATCGGTAAGGTAACTGAGATATTCTTTGGGGCAAACCTGTGCTCTACCGGGAAGTACATTGTGATTACTGAAGGGGAGCTGGATGCTCTTAGCGTGGCTGAGGTGCAGCATAATAAATGGCCTGTAGTTTCTATCCCTAATGGAGTTGATAGTGCTAAAAGGTGCATTCAGGCTAATTTAAAGTGGCTTGAGGATAACTTCGAGAGCATTATATTAATGTTCGATAATGATGAAGTTGGGCTTAAAGCTTCTGCACAGTGTTCTCAGCTCTTCTCTCCAGGTAAATGTCTCATAGCGTCCCTTCCTCTTAAGGATGCTAGTGATATGTTAGTAGCTGGTAGAGGTGCTGAAGTAGTCTCTGCAATGTTTCATGCTCAACCATACAGACCCCAGGGGATAGTCACACTAAGGGACATTAAGCACAAGCTTAAGAAGACCGTAGAGATGGGCTTAAGCTACCCTTGGCCTTCTGTTACTGCATGGACGTATGGCATTAGGTTAAGAGAGATTATCATTCTTGGTGCGGGTACTGGCATGGGGAAGACTGAGATTTTCAAGGAGATTATCCTTCACCTAATCATAGAGCATAAACAGAAATGCGGTGTTCTATTCCTCGAAGAAGCCAATGATGATACCTCACGTTGTCTTGTGGGGAAACATATGAATTTACCAATACACATCCCGGGAGTTGCATATGATGAAGAACTTTTTGATGCCTCCGTGGATGCCTTGGTTTCAGATGATTCTCTTGTTCTCTATGACCATTTTGGCTGTACAGATTATGATACACTGAAGGCTTCTATCAGGCACATGGTGGTTGGAATGGGGTGCAAGTACATCTTCATAGACCACTTGACTATGCTGGTTTCGGGCTTGAAGGAAGGGGATGAGCGGAAGATGTTGGCTTATATTATGACTGACTTAGCCTCTATGGTAAGGGAGTTAGACTTCACCATATTTGCTATAAGTCACCTAGCTACCCCTGAAGGGAAACCCCACGAAGAAGGGGGGAGAGTTCAGATCAAACACTTCTTTGGTTCCAGAGCCTTAGGTCAACTAGCCAACTTTCTATTTGGCTTTGAGCGTAACCAACAAGACCCTGATAAATTAAAGCGTAATGTCTCTACATTCAGATGTCTTAAAGATAGATACACAGGCAGGTCAACGGGTGAGACAACGTACATGCGTTACAACACAGGCACTGGAAGACTGCTAGAAGATACAACATTTAACCCCGAAGAGGATTACAGTGACACCACAGGAAACCCTGAAGGGGCAGATGCGCGAGTGTATTTTTGACTTAGAGACTGATGGGTTCCTTGATGCCGTTACTAAGATTTATTGTTTTGTTATCAAGGATTTACAAGATGGAAGAGTTTATCGTTATTCTACTAGCAGTGGTAACATTTCTGATGGTATCACTAAGCTGTCCTCATATGATGTGGTTATTGGCCACAATGCCATTAACTACGATGTTCCCGTATTAAAGAAGTTATACCCTCATTTAGACTTTAACTTCCAAGTTCAAGACACCCTCATTCTCTCCCGTTTAATTTACACGGATATCTACCTGAAAGACTTAAAGCTAGGCGAGGTAATGCCTAAAGATCTTAGGGGCCGCCATAGCCTTAAGTCATGGGGATATCGTTTAAAGTTCTATAAGGGAGAGTTTGGGGAGACTACAGATTGGAAAGAGTTCACCCCAGAAATGCTTGAGTATTGCGTACAGGATGTTGAAGTAACCCATAAGTTACTGAAGCTTCTCAGAAGCAAGAACTACAGCCAAGAGGCCATAGACCTTGAGCATGAAGTAGCTACTATAATGCAGCTTCAGCATGTGCATGGATGGGCCTTTGATGTGAAGGCTGGGTGGGAACTTTATGTTACCCTACTGTCTAGACGTGAGGAGATTAAAGGACAACTTCAAGGTCTCTTTAAGCCTTGGTGGATGAGAGAGAAGGAGTTCATACCTAAGCGGTCTAATGTGAAGGCAGGGTATGAAGCAGGATGTGCTATAACTAAGGTGAAGCTTGTCGAGTTTAACCCTAGCTCACGAGCGCATATTGCAGATAGATTGAAGAATATTAGAGGATGGGAGCCTACTGACTTTACTGATAAAGGTGAGGTTAAGGTAGACGAAAGCGTCTTAAGTGGCCTTGAGTATCCCGAAGCTAAGATTATAGCTGAGTCATTAATGTTAGATAAACGCCTTGGTCAACTCGCAGAAGGAGAACAGGCATGGTTAAAACTTGAAAACAAAGGGCGTATTCATGGAAGTATTACAACTAATGGTGCTGTCACAGGACGGGCCACGCATCACCACCCTAATACTGGACAAGTCCCAGCGAATGACGTTCCTTACGGTCATTCGTGTAGGGCTTTGTGGGGGGCTTCTTCTGGCTTTGTCATGCTTGGTGCTGATGCAAGTGGTCTGGAATTACGCTGTCTCTCTCACTACATGGCTCCGTGGGATGGTGGTGCGTATGGGCGAGAAGTTTGCTTCGGCGATATACATACGAAGAACCAAGTAGCAGCAGGTCTCCCTACTAGAAACATGGCTAAGACATTCATCTACGGTTATGTTTATGGTGCTGGTGACGCTATGGTTGGTGCTATAGTTGGCAAGGGGGACGCTGAAGGGAAGAAACTTAAAGCCTCTTTCCTCAAACAAACACCTGCCCTTAAGAAGCTTAAAGCCCGTATAGAGGTAACCGTAAAGGAGCGTGGGTATCTTATAGGGCTTGACGGGCGTCAGTTATCTATAAGGCACAAACACGCAGCTTTAAACACCCTCTTGCAATCAGCAGGTGCTATCTTATGTAAGAAATGGATATGTATCTTTTACAAGAAGTTACTTGCAGAAGGCTATAAGTGGGGTAAAGACTTCGCTTTTGTGGGCTGGATTCACGATGAACTTCAGCTGGAAGTGAGCCCTGAGATAGCCCAAAGAATCGGTGAGCTGGCTAAAGAGAGCATCAAGGAAGCCGGGGAATACTTTAAGTTCCTTTGTCCCCTTGATGGTGAATTTAAAATTGGTAAGAATTGGAGTGAGACACATTAATATGAATACTGAATTAGATATTCAGAGATAGTCTTAGGTTTATTACGCGTAACGGTAAGATGATACTACAGTTATGCACTGTGCATTATATTAAGGGAAACCCTGTTCATGTGTGGCAGGGTGTTCCCGTAACTGAAGAAGAGGATAAAGTAAGGAATGAATAAAAAGAAAGTTAATAGAATGATAAATGAGATACTTCACTGGGCTATAGTAGTATGGATATCGGTAGGTCTCACTGGTGTTCTCCTTGGTAGTATGTACGTGGTCTTAAGGGTTATCCTTGATTTTATATATAGTTAATAAGGATTGGGAAGATGAAAGTAATTTATAAGAAGACTGTATTGGACCATGCGCTTGAAGCTATAGCAGAGGCTAAGAGACTAGGTAGAGAAATTGAAAAGATTCAGGTTACCCCAGAGGAATTTAATGCACTTATCAGGGCTAATCGCCCCGTATGCTCTATCACTTGGCAGTGTACTGGTTATACACTCAATGGGGTATTAATAGACGTAGTAGCCTCTACTGGTGCGATACTACCTACTCAACCAGCACCTTATGGACGCTTTGAAGGAAGATAAAGATGAAAAGAAGGTTACTTATAGACGGGGATATTTACTGCTACCAGCAAGCTTTGGCAGCCCAAACAATCTTTAATTTTGGTGATGGTGACGAGGATGTGACGGTAGTTAATGAAGAGGCAGCTATAGCTAACCTTGATGCAGCTTTCCATTCCCTACTGAAAACTCTCAGTGCAGAAGATGTAATAGTTTGCATCACACACCCTGAGAATTTCCGAAAGAAACTCTTGTCTAGTTATAAGGAGAATAGAGCAGCTAAGGAAAAACCAAAGCTGCTTGACGCTCTCCGAAAGCATGTTATGGATAACTGGAAGGGATTCTGTAAGCCTGGTATAGAAGCTGATGATTCCTTAGGTATCCTTTCAACGAGAGGAAGCGAGGTCTATCAGTTGATTATAGTGTCAGGTGATAAGGACTTAGAGACTATTCCCGGTTGGCTGTATAACCCACGCAAGGATACTAAACCTCGTAAGATAACAGAGGAAGAAGCCGATTATAAATTCTTCTCTCAAGCTTTAACTGGTGATGCCACTGATGGTTACAAGGGCTGTCCCGGAATTGGCAAGGTTAAAGCTGCGGTAATATTAGACCCGTACTTAGGCAGCCCTTTAATTGACCTTTGGAACCTCATAGTAGAAACTTATGAAGCGAAAGGACTCACTGAACAAGATGCCCTAACTCAAGCTAGGATGGCTAGGATACTTAGGGTAATTGATTATGATTTTAAGAATGATGAGGTAATATTATGGACTCCACCTATTTGAAGTGTATGTATTGTGGCAATAGCCTGTTCCATACTTTATATTGTGAATACAATCACCACATAGATAAGACTAGGCGGGTAACAGCTAAACAAAGAGGCTGCATGGATAGAGAAGATATTTACCCTAACCCTGCCACAGCTTCAGAACTTCTTCAAGAATCTGCTGCACTCATAAAGCAGCGTGGTGTTGAAAGGGATGCGGAAGGTGGCGAGAGGTCAATGAAGAGAACTGTAGATAGCTTTAATGCTATGACAGGCCACAAGCTAACCGAAGAGGACGGCTGGTTATTCATGATGATGCTTAAGCTTTCCCGAAGTCGGGCTGGGAAAATACAACCAGATGATTATAAAGACTTGATAAGCTACTCAGCTTTATTGAGTGAGTGTGTTTTAAAGGAGACGAAGTAATATGGAAGAACCACAGAGAAATGTATCCATTATAAAGGGGGGCAGTGTGTGTATTGAAACCCTTGTAGGAAACTCCCCACCGGATATTAAGCTCACTATGCGTGACTTTACACTCCTAAGTGAGGATGGTTTACCCATCAATGAATATGAGTTCGCTCTTGGTATAGCGCATCATATAACACAATATGCTTTAAATAACCGTACAGAACTAGAGGGGAGGTTGATGCCTCTGTTGCAAGATGAATCTAGACTTCCTAGCTAGACAGTACCTAATGGCCAGCTACCTCTACTACCAGAAAGATTTAAGCATCATGGATGATAGTAGCTTTGATAAGCTTTGTGGTGTCCTTAAAGACAACTTCAAGGATATTCCAGAGAGATACAAAGGTGAAACTTTAATTAACGAAAGTGGCCTTGAAGCTGGCACAGGGTTTCATATAATTTACCCTTTGATTATACAACATGCTGCTATGGCGTGGTTTAAACATTTAGCAAAGAGATAGGGAATAGTATGCCCATAGAAATTCATGATAACAAAATAGAAACTACTGGTATGCACACAGTACGCCCAGTAGACGAGAGGGTCTGTAAGATAGGCAATACAGTCTTCATCCTGTATAGTGAGATAGAAGACCTTAAAGCCGCCCTAGATGCAGCTAAGGCAGCTTGGGAAGGCATTGAAGTAAACTAAAGGAGATTAGAATGACTACAGTTGACCGCAGCTTACCAGTGATGGTGAGTAAGGAAGTTAAGCATATTACAGATTTAATTAAAGATGCGGGAGGTGACGATAGTAACTTCTACACATCTGTAGTTGTCTCTAAGGTAGGTAAGAAGTGCTATGCTATCTTTACGTATACAAAAGATGGTACATTATACCAGTATAAGGCAACCGGAAAGAATGCCGTAGAGTGCTGGAAGGCATGGGCTAATAAGTGGTTGGAATTGTGTGGCCCATTAGTGGCGCAATGTAACGTTAATTAGGAGTATAAGAAATGGGATTGAAGTTTAAAGAGAAAGATGGCCAGCTGGAGTCTATTAAAGTTCCTAAAGGCCTGCTTCGTGTATCAGGGAAGTGTATCAGTTCAATTAAGGTGAGGAAG